CAAAAACTCAGACAGACGCGTTATTAACCAATAAACAAGACACTCTAGCATTCTATATACCGGCAAGCGGGAGTTCAATAGCAAATGGTTTATCGGTTAAAGGAATTGATACCGCAGGACCGATAACATTAACTGATGCTAACAATACCTTGACACTAGGTTTAGATAATGGAATTCTAGCAAATGATTTTGAACCTTCATTTTTAACTATTGCTCCACTACAAAAATCGTTGAATTTAGGAACAGGTAATTTTGAATTAAAAATAGACCCCACAGCGGATTTATCAATAAACGATATTTCATTATCAGGAAATATAGTAGGTGTTAATGCTACTTCAACAAGTCTAACCAGTAATAAAAATTTAACACTGGGTCAGACAGGCGACCTACATGGAGGCACGTATTTACATCTCCGTAATCGTACTGGAGAAAATGGCATGATTTTAGAAACATCGGGTGGAACGTCTAGCGACCTAGCGGACTTGGTATTTAGAAGTTCTTCAGGGGTACAAAGAAATATCAGGTTAGAGGCTAGGTCGAGTTACGCATTATTAGGTTCGCCTACATGGCAGATAAGCGACCAGTTCCACATTGGTGATACAAGGGCGGCCGTTAAACAAAAATTAACAGTTGGCACTCTTACAGAGAATACGGATGCGATGCACGTTAATGGTGACTCATCAACTAGTGGAAATGTAAAAGTAGGAAATGCTGTACAAACAGATACAATAAGAGGAAATGGGGCGAGTCAAGTTACAATTGATGATAACGCTACTATAACAGGAAATGTTAATATGTCAGGCACCCTAAACGTGTCGTTTGACGTGACATGTGGTGACTTAACTTGTAATGCGTTATACGGAAATGTTATCACGCAGTTGCAGTCGCAATTCAACTCCTTTTGGGTTGCGGGTTATTGTAAGGGTAGTGTGAATCCTCCGGTAATTACATATCAACAGGGATTACAGACTGCTACGGTGCAACGCTACTCGGCTTACCCTAACGGAGGATACTTTCAAATTACTATGCCGACACATCCTAGAGGCAGTCAGTACGTACCAATGATATCTAGCCATTACTTTGGTAACCCGCGCGTTTGGGAAGGTTTTACACACACGAGTACCGACTTCGTGGTAGGATGTTTGAACCCCAACTTCTCTGGCGTAACAAACGGCGACTTCTGGTTTGCCATTTATCGATAAACATTGATTAAATCTATTTTTCCTATCAGTTAGAAAAAATAGATTCAATCAGTATCATCCTCCAACTGTATTAAGCAGTTGAAGCGTTTGTAAAACATTTCCTTTACAGTCTTCGCTACCAGATTGACATATAAGAAACTATATTCTTCTTCGGTAGCGTATTTATAAATTTCTACCAGTTCTTTCTTGGTAATCATTCCAGCAACCTCTTCTACAAAGGCTTCTAGTTCTTTATAATTTCTAAGTCTATAAACAATTAAAGCAGTAGCATTAACTCGAATAATAGGGTGTAGCGCATTGAACTTCTGCGTTGATACTATTGTAGAAATGCTGTTGTGTCTGCCACGGGTAAAGAGTGAGTGTAACAATTTTGACTTGCGTGTAAAGTCAGGTGAATCCGCAAAATCATCAACAACAATCAAAATTGAAAACAGTTTCTTTCGTCCTAGTTTTTTCACATGTTTGGTAATTTTGTTTTGGGTTTCTATGATATGCTCTAGGTCGTCGGGGTTGTAGGTGTCAAAGTATAGTTTCTCGCGCTCACCATGTTCAGCGTGTAAGACATCACTTTGATACTTCCTAACTGGTTCCCATGTTGCATCTAAATCCACCGATGGAGAGAACACATAGATTCTTTCAAATGCTCCACGATATTGATTAAGAATTAAGTTGGATAGTAAGACAGTTTTACCTGAGCCCGACGGAGCGAGCAAAACCATCCTCAGTGGAACTTTTGGTAAATGACTATGCTTTGATTGTTTGCAACTATACTCGACAAGGTGTATTGGTTTGATGTCTAGACTATCGTGTTTGGAAGACATTATTACTAAAAACCGCTCTAAACGTTTAAATGGGTTGATACTAATAATATGTTACCCTTAACAACAATTCTTACCGAGGCCTCAGTGGCGATTGGAGCAGGTATTATTGTTAGCTCCTTTAACAGGTTTGTGTTAAACAATCCGTTGCTATGCTCGTGTGGGAGGGGTACTGACTCTGATGATGAGAGTAGTGAGTCGGTGTCAGACACGTCTGACGTAAGTCAGACTTCTAGCAGCCATCCAAGTCAGGCTCCCACAGCTCGGAAAAAGAAAGGTCTTGATAACTTTGGTTTCAGTCCCACAGCGGGTGCGGGAGCAATCGGGGCCACAGTAGATATACCATCATTCCACATTGCATCATGACAGAGTGTTTGTGTTTCAATTGCCAAGGATATAGACCACCAACAACACATTACTTTTGTTTTAACTGTTACATATTTTTATTATATTCTTACGAAGTTAGAATAGATGATTTAGAAGAGTATATCAATGCATCATATGAGGGTGAATGGGAATTTAAATTTAGTCGGAGTTTGAGTATATTTGCTGGGTATGATTTTATCAGGATGTTAATTCCGACTATCAAACCAATAACATATATCAGTGAATATATACTACTATGGAAGTTGTTACGTTGTAAAGCGTACTACGAATTTAGGTATAGGATTGCGCAACATTGGCGCTCTACTTGACTGCTCTGCCAAATGGCAGAGCAGATGTTGAGAATCATAGGCCGACTCTGCCATTTGGCAGAGTCGGGTTCGCTTGAGACTTGCTCTGCCAAATGGCAGAGCAAGTTGCTCTCCCAAATGGGAGAGCAAGTGGTTGAGAATCATAGGCCGACTACGCCAAGTGGCGTAGTCGGGGTTGCTTGAGAGCTGGTCCAGAACGTTCTGGAGCAGGTGGTTCGTTTGAGAGCTGGTACGCAACGTTGCGTACCAGCTACCCATCCACCTGGTGCGCAACGTTGCGCACCAGCTACCAATCCACTGGTCAGGAACGTTCCTGAGCAGTCGGGTTTGCTTGAGAGCTGGTACGCAACGTTGCGTACCAGGTACTGAACACCTTGATATTATTATTTTGAAAAACAAATAATAATATGAAGGAAAACAAAATCAAGGGAAACGGATTGCATTGGGCGGAGCCCTTTAGAAACAAAACCAGAACGGAAGGAGGAACCCTGATACATGCTACACGAGTGTGCCAATTACCCCTGACGATAATTGCCCAACACACTCGTAAAACGACCTTTTAGCTGAGGGGTTTTCGCAAGAAACCTACAACACCACACCATGCTCGATAGGAAAGGTGCGGTTGCCGTGTCTCGGCCTGTACTGCAGCAAAGGGCTGCACAAGAGCTGCGCGGGAGAATGACCACTGCTTCGGTCATACCCAGCGGGAGCATGATGCAACTGCCGCATCGATTGCCTGCAGATGTTCCAACCCTCAACACATGACCATTTTTTTTTTTTTTTATTTTGGGGGATGTCTCGAGCGAAACGGATATCCAAGGGGTCTTTGGATATGCATCCAAAGGGTCTTTGGATATGTATCCAAGGGGTCTTTGGATATGCATCCAAAGGGTCTTTGGGTATAGCCATTTTTGGGGGATGTCTCGAGCGAAACGGATATCCAAGGGGTCTTTGGATATGCATCCAAGGGGTCTTTGGATATGCATCCAAGGGGTCTTTGGATATGTATCCAAGAGGTCTTTGAATATGTATCCAAGGGGTCTTTGGATATTGACAAATTGGAAAATGTAGGGACAGACTCCACTGCAGACAACCTGAACGAGCTACTCAAGGCAAGCCACGCACGAGTTATCAGACAGGGCCGGTCTTTCAAAGACCAACAAGCACTTACGAGATGAATGGCAACAGATTGCTCAATCATGAACTGATTCTACACTTGCTCATAGTCAAAAGGACCGAGAAGGACAACAACCCCTGAACTGATACTACACAACAATCATAGTCAAAAGGAACGAGAAGGACGACAATCCCTGTACCACCATCCCTCGCAAGGGATACAAGTGTATTGGCGATTTTGGGGGACTCTTGGTTTATATTTTCAAACTGATTTTGGTTTAAAAAGAAAATATTCTTAATAATTATAAAGATGTTTCCGTATCATGAGGGTATGACTTTGAAAGAAATGACGGCAGCTGTTGAGAAAATGATAGTATGGATGCGCACCGATGAGTATTGGCAAACTCATAGGGGTAATGCTCCTAGCTGGAATGAGGGAGGTGAGTTATTGAAACAGTATTTGAAAGCAACAGATGCGGCAGACATACCGCGGATGAGGACACTAATTGTTCCATTCAACGAGGCGTGTAATCGGAATTTGACCATATCGATAAAAAAACAGTTAGGAAAGTAACGGTCGTGATAATGAGGAAGTTTAAATTCAAGCGCTCTAGAAAATTCTAAAATAAATTTTCTAGAACGTTTGCTTGTAGCTCGAGTTTGATTTTAGACTGTCGGAAAACCGACAGCCTAATTATCAATTACAAATCTATACCTTTACTAAATCAGCCCGAAGGAATTCCTGCGGCTCACCTTCCAGTTTATAAATTTTTTGTTCAAAATTTGTGCTAATGCTTTCAACTTTGAAACGACCACGTCTAAAACGCTCGACGTTTTCTTTGTCTCCCAATTTACGGTTTCTCAAAATCCGTACAGTATCACCTTCATTTAGTTCGGGAAACTTTCTCCCTCTATTAGCCCGCATTTCTAGATTGATTTTAACATCTACTTCATTCGACGGTTTTCTTGCTTCTATTGGTGTCTTATTTGTTGAGCTATGTACAGTGTTATTGTATAGTTTTAGAATCGGTTCTATGTAGTCCACCCATTGGATGGTATCGCTAGTTTTACCTGTAATGCGCTTAGTAAGTTGTTTTTGACGATACTCGATGCGCTTAAACAGCATAGCTTTAAACGTTCTTATCATTCTTTCAGCAAAGGCCGAGTGTGTTGTTGTAACGATTAACTGGATGTTAGCTTCATCAAGAAAATCTCTTATATCTTTGTTGAAGAGCGCTCCTTCGCTATCGCTAAAAAGCACCTCTGGTTGTTTGTTCATTTTCTCGAAGCATTTGAGCAGAGCATCACCGAAAGGTTTTGGTTTGTTTGATTTTAACGGAACAACTGTGGCATACTTTGTGAAAACGTCGATACAAATCATTCCCATAGGATACTCTTGGTTTGGTAGTTGATTTTTAGTTATAAAGAACAAATCAACTTGAAACTCGTGGTATGGACCTGGGGCTACATATGAATTGAATCCTCTAATATCTTTCCCTTTTTTAGCAACGTTCTTTGAAAACCAGTCTTTGACGTCAGCCATTTTAATGCTAGGTTCTTTTGCTTTGGCATCTTGGAACGTTGCGTTCATGCTACGAAAGCCGTCGTTTGAAAAATAAACGGACCTGATAAGTTTATCTTTATCCATATATTATTATACTGATAAAGGCAAACTATGTTTAAATGTAATCTGTCTAACTCTCTTCTTGCGGTTCTTCTTCGGGCTGTTGCTGAGCAACCCATTGCAGATGTTTCTTGGATTTGAGATGTTTGAGTTTATTCCCCATTCGCAACTCGGCACCGCATTCGCACACAAATGTCGAGCTCGCGTATTTCCGATTACGTTCCAAAATCTTCTCCTTATTGAGTTCATAGTATTGCATCTGGTACTCAATGAGTTGAGCCTTGTTTCTTTCATAGTACTGCGTTTTGTTTTGAGCTATGCTCTCCTTATTGTTTTCGCGATATGTTTTGTTTCTCAGCAGGACCCGCTCCTTGTTCTCCTGATAGTATTGGGAATTGTAATCCATTACTCTCTCGCGCTTCTCTTCTTCACTCACATGCGGGAACTTCACATTTAAGTTAGCCCTCAATTGTTCGATATACGTGCGCTCAACTTTACACGCTTCTAACTTATCAGTGCATACTCGCTTTTCCACCAAAACCATATCCCAATTATCCCAACCGCCGTGGGCTCTGATGAACTGATAGACATGTAGATAGCCCCACTTCGACGTTGCATGTGTGGCATAGTATTTGTGTTTATGCTTCCTTGTGGCAAAGTCGGTTGTATGACCAACGTAACAGTCAGTTATATGCAAATCTTTGCATACGATTTTATAAAAATGCGTATTGCTGTAATCGATGGCTTTCCTCGGCATTCTTATACCCTATTTAGCACGATAAACCTTTAGGTCGTTTTCGGGTTATACCCGTAGGGCTCACAGTTGACTTCGTCTATGAGTTTTTGTTTATCATAGAATGGCGTTAACGCAACCTTATCCTCCATAACGGTGAATAACTGCTGATTGAAGCTTCGAATAGTTGTTATCTTTCTCGTTTGCGATTCTTCTGTCGTCATCACTTCATGGTAGTCATCATATTTGATTGTCTTATCAACCACGGGCATACTGATTCCCTTCGCTTTCTTGGACTCTTTCGTTTTACCTTCAACGAGATATCTATAAGCATAACATTTCGGATTCAATGCGCAGAACTCTGTGATTATGTTCTCGCCCACCTCTGACTTCATCTTTCCTAGCACGTTGTAGTTAGCATTGCTTTTATGCTTGACCATATTCGATAAATCAAACTCGTCTGGATTTTGAGCCATCCACGCATAGAGGTCTGGATGTTTGATATGGTAGACAAGTGAGTCTGTATCTGAGTAAATCAAATCATATTTCCCTTCAAAATGCTTATGAACCGTTCCGTAATGAAAATCCATCATCCTCACCTTACTAATGTCCAAGATTGCGCATCCAACTTGAACGGGTTTATCATACACTAACCGAGTCTTATGAGTTTGAACTAGATATAGTCCGTCAATATACGTAGCATCCTTGAAGTCTATACGACTAAACCATTTGATGGCTTTCTCTCTATCCACCGTTAGCTTCATATCTTGTCTGTTGCGTACATTCTCCATGGTTTTGCCGAAGACGCTGTTGTTTAAGAGCTTGAACAAAGAAACTAAAAATTCATTGCCCTCACTCTTGGCTTTAGCTCGTAGCTCGTTGTTACCACGTATGTATCCTTCCATCCACTTTGACTGAGTAAATGATATTACTCGTTTGATTTTTATTTTAACTCCTAGAGAGTTTATAAACTTGAGGTTACGATAGTGAAGAACATAATTTTCGTGTTTCATTAGATGTGGGATTAGTTTAGATGTTGTTAGTTTTGCACCTACTTTCTCTTTCAATTTAAGTTGATAGTCACTCATCCATTCTTCTAAAGGGGTTATGTTTTCTGGACATGGTGGAAATTGTTTGAATTTATCATGTAGTTCTGGTGGAAACTCTAGGTCAGCTTCAACCATATAACCAGTAGAAGCATCATCAGGAGTTGCTAGAATGTCTTCCAGTTTGACCGTATCATCTAACTTAATATCCTTGTGTGGTAGCGCTTCTGACATAGCCCATCCATACAAATTATTGGCATCGACATAGGTAATATAACTAGACTCTTGTTTAGGCTTGTATAGTTTGCCCATCTGCTTGTTGTTTGCCTTCACGTGTCTCTTTGAACCTACGTAAGTTAAACCACCGCGCTTAGACCTTTCAAACAAGTCCAATATCTCAGCATTACTAATTAACTCTAACTCAATCCCAGTCTTCAACAACATGCAGTCCCACGCTAATGACGCAGCTGTTAGATAGTTTGCAGGGTCTAGATTATAATGGTGATGAATCATAGTTCTAAAATTCTCAAAAACATCTGCTAATAGTAGTACGTCTGTTTTAAGATATAGCATATGATAGTCAAAGAATCCCTTGCACTTGAATGTCTCATAAACGTTTTGAGCATGTTTATACTCCACATCACTGATACCTTCTAATCGTAGCTGTGAGTAAAATGACTTCTTGCTAGGCAATCTAGGGTGATGCAATCTAGCGTGAGAATTAACGAATTCGTACGGATACACACCTTTCCGACACATTAACTCTAACTCTGTACGGTCTGTGAAATGTTGTTTCATATTGTGGAAGTCTTTGTACGGGTCATCGCTTGGTGATTTAAGCGATTCGACTAGTTTATCTAAACTTGCTCCTAGAAATTGATATGAATCTATAAACTTTAACTCACCAATTTTAAAAGTCATAAACTTCTCCCCTGATTGGGGAATGGCATCTATAGATTCCTTGTTATCACCAATAACTTCAAAAGCTTTCTTCAAAATAATGTGTGAGTCATATCCCCGAAGGTTGTGGAAAACCACAGGGAGATATCGATTAAGAAAGTAGTTGATATTGCATGAGTTATGCGCGGCCCCTCTGTAACACCCCGTGCGGTGACAATGCTCGCGCACTTTTTTATCATCTGCTTGGAACGGGTCACCACATATACAACACTTCGTTGCTCGAAAGAAGTCTTTCTTATCCGCTTCCGTCATCACCATATCCTGATTATGCCGCATTTCATCGATGCAACGCTTAGCTAGAACTCTTAGTTGTTCAATCATATTGATAACACAATCTCTCCCTTCAAATTTATATAATTTATTTCTAGATGAGTCAAATGTGCATACGAAGTATATCATAGCGCTGTTTGGTTCATGTCTTGCGATTTTATCTTCTAGCTCGGTTGGGATTAAACTGCACTCGAAGTCGGCATATACTATATACGGTCGTTGCAACATATTCTTAAAACTTTTAAACTTCATCGTTGTTCCTGGGCCGGGTAGTTCTAGATTGCAGTTGTTATTGCAATCAAAGTGTTTGCTCATGATG